AGAACCACTGCCAACCTGGATACAGTCACCACCTAAATTTGTTAATGTGTTGCCTAAATACCAAATGTAATCGATATTTGAATCAGGTTTAAATGCGTGCATGTCATTTTGTGGGCTTGTAGATAGATTTTCACCCCAGTTATTAATCGTACAGTTAGCTAACGTCAAGTAACCTGATTTATCAGAATTGCTGACTCCTTTAGCGTCGATTACATTGCCGTTTGTCTGAGCTGAGTTTCCTACAAGCGTACAATCTCTAACCGTCATAAACTCCCATGAATAATCATAATGGAAGTTGAACACCACCAGTGTATTTCTAACAGTCTCCCAACCGTCGATAATAAGATGTGATCCGCCAAAAAACCTGAACTCTTTATCAGCTTTTGGCGCTGTGCCGCTTACTGCAATCAAAAAGCAAGGGTTTTGCACTGTGCCATTAAACGTCATGTCGAAACGTATAGCTGTTGTGTATGCTGAGCCACCGCCTTTAACGTATATTACTGTCCCCGCTGGGAATGTGCCATTCGGGATAGTCAGTCTAGGCTGATTCGGGTAGCCATATGTATTAGCTGTGTCTGTTGCTGAGCCATGAGTATTATCTATGTAATAAAACAACCCTAATGGGTCTTCTGCGCTGGGCCATGCTGCTGGGTCTGAAGGAGGTGCCTTAGTGAGAGGATCATATTCATAATAGTTTTGTGGATGAGGCACCCCAATAGCATAATTATCAAGCAGTGTGAGCTCTACGCTACCATACCGCCCAAGCCCTCTGTCTTTCCACGTAATAGTTGTGCTTGATACTATAGGGTTGCCCATTATTTATTCCACGTTTGGGGCGCTTCGCAGCGATGCCCTGGGATATGTCGCTTCACAGCGAGGCTTTAACTTTCTCTCTTTTCTCTTCGTTTTCGATCAACTGAATGTCTCTACGCATAAGTATAATCTTATGAATTATAGACAATACTGCGATTATACCAAAACATGCGGCCATTAGGGATAACCATTCATATGACTCGTACCAAGGGATTTCTATTGCTGCTGCTATAATGTCATTACTTTCTGGCTTCGCGTCTTTTACTGCTCTTATTGATGCTGGAGTTGCTGCTATAATCGTACTGCTACCGCCGATGATCTCAGGTCTCGTCAACATCTTCTTTAACTTCCTTCTTTAGTGTGATTAGAATCGAAACTACTTGCCACAACAACAGCAGGAATACTCCTATCCCTTTTATTAGCTCTACGTTTCCGCTTAGTATCTCCATATCCCATTGCCATTATAATGAGCTGAATGGCCATTATAACAAAAAGGGTAATTGGATACATGTTATACAAAAGTGTTATACCGAATTCGTACGCCACCCACCCTACAGCATGAACAGCTATAAATATGCCGTACGTCCATATCAACAGTGTTGCTGTGCGGCATGATGCCCTGTGAGCAGGGATTAAGAAGAGTATAGCTGTGTAATCAATGAAGGCATTGAATAGATAGAATCCCAATGTAGCTGTATCTGGAACAGTAATAGGCTCTAGCGCGAAGACTGCAATCAGCACCAAGCAACAATAGAGATATTTATGCTGTGCGTTTTTTACCACGACGTTTACCTTTTATCGGTGGCTGTTGTCTCATTACTCCTGATGCGACTCTACGTTTGTTAGCTGCTTTCTTCGCTTTACGAGGCATATTACCGGCTCTGATTGGTTTTTAGCATCATAGCATAAAATGCGTTAGGTCAAAACTTCTACCTTTGGCCTAGCGGGTCTGAGCCTCTAGCCCGTTCGTTTATGGTCATAGTTTGCGAGCCTTCGGTTAGCGGTATAGTCACCATCGTTGGGCCAGCTTTACGAACAACCCACTCAGGCTTGAAGTCCTCAGCCCGAACCCCAAGCGCTACCGCTGATGATGCCGCTACTAGTGATTTTATGAATGTTCTGCGTTTCATAGTATTTTTAGCTCCACTTGGTATTCAAATATGCCGCGCTTGTAAAAAAAGACGCGCGACCTAACAGCGTCTTTAAATATGCTCTCTATATTGTCTTCCAATGTTCCTAACCCTGCTGGCTCGTCACTCTTCGCTTGCATTTCGAGATTAGCAATAATCCCCACCTGCTTTTCGTTAAGAGCCTCAAGCTCCTGAATCCTCTGCATGTACTCAGCAATAACGCTCTCTGATGCCTTTTTGATCATGTCTACGGATTGCTTGGCGGCTTCTACCTGCATTGAATGATACTTTTCTTTATCGCTCATCTTATTGTAATAAAGCTTGCCTACTGCTCTTGATACATCCCTACCACTAACCATATTCTCTTCAAGCTTATCAAGAAACTCTGCCAGCTCTTTTGCTTCTTCGTCTATGTTCATGTCATCCTCGGCGCTAGTTTAATGATGGAGATTCGATAAATCTTACATTATCAACTCTGCCTATCTCTCTTGCCTTCACAGTTCTCTTTGCCATCCTCTGTAGCTCGGTGTGCTCTTCAGACTTCAGGTATCTTTGGTAGCTCTGCCTGTATAGGTATGACTCTTTAGCGTTCAGCACAGTAATTTCTCTGCGCTTACATCGCTTCGGTACTGTATGACTAATTCTTAACCATTTCATATCAATACCCCACACTTGAATCGGTGCGGCGTCTTGTTTTTATCTTTGGTCTTGGCTTTTTCCTGTTGTACTCATCGCCCTTGTATCCTTGGGCAAACTGCCTGAAAGAGTCAGCGCCTTCAGTATGTATATTCTTCACTGGCTCATCAGTGAATCTATTTGCTGTCTTATTCCATCGCTTGCAGTAACCGTCGAGGTGGATTATACCCTCTTTGCACTCAACCTCATCAAACCAGCAGGTAGAGAATGCATCTCTTGTGATCTGGATGCCTTGCGATAGATTGGCGATAACGTCAACCTTCTCCAGATTTGATAGCCCTAGCTTTTGCAGCATCTTGTATGGAGCTATGTTCTCGTCTGCACCTTGGCGAACGTGCCATGCATCATGCGGCAGGTAATGAGCTCCCCAGACATAGCCTTTCTTCTGTAGCTCGGTAACGTAGTAGCTGTAAGGTTCGCCCCAGCCTTCAACAAACCCTATAAAGTTATCATATTGCCCTATTCTTTGATGCAGCCAGATAGCCGTACCATCACCATTACCGATATCCCAGAACGTATTAACCTGATGCCCAGGCCGGAAGGGAACTGATGTAATCCTTCCTTGTTTACGTGCTGCTGTCATCTGAACAGTGTAATAGCATCCCTCTTTGGATTGCTGGAATGCCTCTTTTGACGTGGATGGGTACTCTTGCCACATCATTTCACTAGCACCAGAAAAGGTAGAATCCCTCTCTGCACACCACCAAGCTCGCTGATTAATGCTGAGTGTAGTACCTGCTTCGACCTCTACCTCATCAAAGTACTCGTTATCTTTGTCTGTAATTATTACGCCTTCAGGTTCAATAGCGTACTTAGGTTCGATCCACCAGGGAAAGAAATTAAACTTGTAGTCTTTCTTGCTGAGCTTCTTACCGGATATCTTCATTTGCTCAGAACGTTGAGACATATCGTAGAATGCTCCCTCTTGGCCTTCAGCAGTTGATTCTATGATCAGTACGCCATTGCCAGGAACAGCAGGGATTGAGCCTGTGATAACCTCTTTGGCCTTAGCTGGGAATTCGGCGCAGATCTTGCCAAACTCCGATACGTGCAAATATTGAAGTGTACCGGATCTAGCAGAGGTGGCCACCCGTATGGAGCTGTTGTTATGAGCGAATAGTAATTCCTGCGCACTATCTCTATCGAGCGGCATAGCTTCAAGTAGTGATGCTGGCAGGTTTAGGTAGGCAAACTGTACCTTATCCCTGAATATAGCCTCTGCAATCTCCCTAGCCTGGGCGACAATAGCAGCACGAACATTGGCCCTAAATAGGCAACAGTCTAAGAAGTAGATAGCTATGAGAGTAGTGAAGCCCAATTGTCGGGCCTTGAGTATGATATTGCGGTTATGCAGGTTATTGAGTAGCTGCATTTGAGGGACGTTAGGCTTGAATGGGATAACTAGCGAGTCTTCACCGTCATCGTCATCGTCACCCTTTATCATAATCTTGTACAGATACCCACTGCATAAGCGCCACATAGGATCAGATAGGCATTCCTTCAGCTCTTCTTGAGTAGAAGGAACCTTATCGAAATCAATCATTCTTGGGCTCTAACGTAGTACCGGATATCTCACCGAGCAGCACAGTCAACGGATTGCCTTCCTGCCCTCCATGATTAAGATCAACCTTGTCACCGTACTTCTTAGGTTTGAGTTTTGATGCTGCCCACTTGCGAACGTCTACCCTAAGCTTTGCATGGTTGACGCTTACTGCATCTTTGACCATGACTGGCTTACCATCTATCTGTAATGGCAGGCCATCTACAAGCAATGGCTGTTCTACTTGGTTGTCAGCAATATCAAGCATATCCTCTACCAGTGCGTCTGCTGATTCTCCCTTAGCTTTCGCGTATTGCTCTGAAAATGCTTCGTTCTCGCTTAACCACTTAAATAGTGTGGCCATGCAAGGCATAGCATCATCTCTACTTACTGATCGCATGGACTCACCACTAGCAAGTCTTTCACATATACTGTAGCTTAGTTCTGGCGTATAGAGTGTTGGCCTGCCTAGCGGGGTTTTACCCTCTTCTTTCTTAGGCATAGTTACTCCTTTCTTGGTTGTTGTTAATATGACAACTTATTAGGTTGTTGTCTTAGTATACAGTATTAATTCATATAGTTGAGAGTGCTAGGCTTCCTCACTCTCAAGCAAGTCCTCTATCTCTCCCATTAGGCAATAACCGTCACAGTCTGCCTCGTCCCAATGTGCTGTAGTTTCCAGTGGGCTTAGGGTGTACGGGCTTTCCTCACACTTCCTAAGTATATCAAGTGTAGCTTGGAGTAGTATTGTCTTTCTGTCTTCGTTCATAATTTTCACTTTAGTCGCTTAAATAGCTCTGTTACTCCAAGCCAGAATAGCCCTATAAATACCATTGCCCATCCATAAGGGTTCTCTATGTCTATATGGAAATAGATGAAGTTGGGGATTGCAAATAGTAGGTAACTAGCTATTACATAGATAATTGCCTTGTCTTGTAGGTGGTCTGCAATACTAGTTATCACCCTTCATGCCTCCTGTACCTAATACCGTTGCTGTCGTAGTTGTATGGTGTTGGCCTAGATTCGGTTAGAACCCTCTCATATATCCCGCGACAGTTCTTAGCTGCGAACCTTAGTACGTCTTCTAGGTCTATTGTACACACATCAGAAATAATGCAGGTTAACTCAATACATGCCCGATCATCGTAGCTCTCAAAATGAGCACCGGTATTGTAGCTAGCCTCAATATCACAGTTAATATTCCCTATATCTTTATCGCACTCGTTTATATTTGGCTTTCTCATGGCGACCTCAGTAGTTCATCTTCCTGCGCATCAGA